TGGAGGACCACGTATATAAGGATCTCTTATCCAAGATATTACGCCTTCAGATGCTGTTGATCAGCCACGTCCAGGTGACACAAAATTCCTTTCCATCTATACTTCCCTTATTCCCTCTTCAAATAGATAATGTATGCGATACTTGCGTACCCGGGTGTCTCTGGTTAGACCGTCACACTATGTGCTACCCGTATCGCCTAGCTTCCTTTTGCCTGTTCCCTCCATTAGACTAAATCCTCCGTACTTTGATAAACCATGCATCCTAGATAACATTCTCTCTGGCCTAGCCAAAAAAGTCATTTACCTCAGCAATCGCTATCCCATACATCAAAGGCTCGCCTAATTTCACCGGGGGCCGGTTGTCGTACTCGCGGTGGTCGTAGATTCCGACTACTTCATAGAAGTGCCCAGGACCATTAATCCCCGAGCTTGCGCTTTCCGATGCCAGCCATACATTATTTTCTTATCCGATTCTGTCCGTTTCATATAGACTTCCATTCCTCCCATAATCACCTCTAGTTCCCTTCACAACAACACCCCCTAGACTACAAATATCTTATCTTCCTACTTCGGCTACTTTGTCGTGACTTACTAAGATATAATCACCCTTCCTTGTTAACATTATCTCGCATTGACTTATATTCCTCCCTCAGACTATTTTCGTTTTAGACAATCTCAGAAACGTCGCCATCTTTCTCCGCCAAGACGGCAAATCTTCGACTTGCGGCACACTACTAATAGTCCTTCAGTTCAATTCGTCCCATGCTCAATAAAGATCAAGTACTTGCTATATCCTTTTACATTCACTAATTTCACCTCGCCCTAATGAGAGGCACGCAGAAGACTAATATACGCCCGGACCACAAACTAGACTACGACTTCCTTCCATCCTGCTTCATAAAAATAGAAACGACAATTCCCGGCTGCTAACCTCACGGTTTCGCATCGATCCCTTCATCTCTTCGCGGTTGCTAGAGACACTTCTTTAAGGGGCAGGTGGGTGTCAACCAATCTTTTCTATTTCTCCACAGTTCGACAGATGCCCGGTACATCGACCCATTAAAGGGATTTCTAGATTCCTCCACCCACACGGTTCCTTGATAAACCCGGCTAAGCACTCGAAAGTGTGGATCCTATTTCCTTTCTCTCCAGATAGCATGAACGTCCGCTAGATAGCATCATCCGCTTTTGCATAGAATCCAATTTTTCCTTGCCGTCTTAATCTATAGACCGAATTTTTCCCCCTCTAATTCCACCCTCCGACTCCGCGCACACATAATCCCATTACCAAGATGTCTTGGAGGTCTTAAAAGCTCAGCTCCCTTCACCACCAACAGCATTAGATCTTTCCCAAGGAGTGGTTGAGCCATCCATGATCTACGAGTTCCCCAAGCTTCGTCATATTCACCATAGTAATTCCGGAGTTTCGCCCCTAAGGTCCCGGCAACTTTCCTAGGCTTTCTGTCTATCCACTCGGGGAATTCTTCTTCAATCATTTCACGCGTTCCCTTAAACCATGTTCTAGATCCATACCGAGGCGTTAGATCGATCCGAATACTTGCCTCCGACTTTACCTCTTTCCCATCTAATATAAAAGATTTCTTTCCAGGCTCGATGAGTCTACGCGAAGTCGATATGGGTTGGCACTTCACCCCCTGCCACTCTTCCGCCCATGCTCTACGACACGCCTCATCTACTCCGGACAACCACGCGACTCTTAAATCCTGCAAATTCGACGCACACAAAGGTTCTGAGACAACTATAGGACCCTTCCGCTCTACACCGAGTCCTCCGCCTGACCAGGCCTTTCTAAGAGCTTCCTGTTTCTTTAGCCATTCCTCATTGTTTCCACTTCCTTCATATAAATCCCCGGTAGGTCTGATAGAATTTGCATCTTCAGAAACGAACTTGACGGTTTCACCCGCAAACCCACGAGCATTATGCTCTGGCTGTTCTTCAAGGCAAGCCCTTCGGAACCATCGTTTCTTCAACATTATCTTCTTCCACCTTCGACTTAATTCAGAAGCTACTGGCACCCTTGTGCACAACGCGGTCCGCACTATTGGATCCGATAGGACTATACCTGTCGCCGTAGAAAATTTCAATCGGTCGCATAATGCAAGGCACGGACAGAGGGGAGAACTTTCGGTTTCATTCCGAAGCAGCCAGCCAAAATCCAATTTTCTAACGAACTTCCTCACCCTACAATCATAGACCGTAGAATTCAGTTCGATATACTTCTTAGAAAAGCCAGTTTTTTCTTCATTTACCTTGAAGCCTATCCTCGCCGTCACCTCACGCCATTTGGCCATCAATTCCTTTCCTCCAGCAAAACAGATGTCATCCCCATTTATTCTCACTTTTTTGAGACGATCCTCTACGAATCGAGGCGATCCACGGAAAAACTCATCTAACGCGATCTCGTGCGAAACCTTATTCAGGATGCACAAGACCACAAACGACAAGAGATTTCCCATCATCGACCCTCTTCGTATCTCGTATCTAGTCAAGCGAGACCTCGACATCCAATGTAGCCCGGTAAAGGACTCTAGGAGAACCCGTCTTTGTATCCCGGCTCCAGCATCACCTAATCCCTCTGCTAGAACCTCGACCACCGCACGGACAGCGTCAGGATTCAAATTGTCAGTAGCCGCCTCATAATCGCCACTGATATATTCTTCACCCACGTTCCGATCGAGCACGATGGCTTCCAGATCTTCCAGTTGTACGTTGCCTCTCACACACCACGACCTTTTCGTAATCCATCTATAAGCCGCCTTATGGACCGGTCGTAGCAGTTCTTTAACACGCGCTGACTGCATGGTGACTACCCTGAACTTCCCTTTCGTTTTCGCGCAGCCCACCCGCACTTCGGATGCATCGCTCACGAATTCCTCTGGAGAAGTCCCCAATGTACCACCATCGCCCCGCTTTGTCTCGAGACAACCCTTCTGATCTGGGATATAAAACGCGTCTATTCCCTTCGTCCACCCACCGTCTTCTTCTCCACCTAATAAAATCCTCGCATGCTGCTTAATCAACCTTCTATATGATGGATCTATCGGTTCCATCGGCAGCTGCATCTTCTCTTTCCAGGCTCTGGTAGCCTCCCTTTGTTTTTCCGCGTCACACCTCTTACAAATTTCGTCAAATAATCTCTTGCATCCTTTCACAGCTAATTCCATTTCTAGAACTCTCCGCGATCTGCAAAATTTCTTCGATTCCCTTTGTTTTCGGCGTTCTGCTTCAACAACCTCCTTCCATTCCTTGGCAACTT